GGTCTCAAAGCTCATGTTAAGTACAGGAGAACCGCCGGCACTACCTGGGGCGGCGCCCATCGAGGAACGCAGGTCGCTGTTGGACATCACGCCACCGTTGGTGCCAGGCACAAACAACTCGGGGCCACGTTCACCAACAAGGTAGGGAGTTGCTGCTTTTACGGAACCGCCGTCGGCCCTGGCAAATCCTGTAAATGTGCCGGCGCCAAAACCAACACTTGAGTCGAGTTTGCCGGCTTGTGCTGTAGCACCTTCAAGTCCCATACCACCACCCATACCAGCAAAAATGCGGGCAATGCCGATGGCAATGTAAGTAGCAATCATTTGTTGAGCCTGCTGGATAAGAGCATTTCCAATGGCCTGCAAAAAGTCTGCAAAAACTTGTTCGGCTGTTTTAGTACCTTGAACAAGAGCAGATACGCCGGTGGTCATTGCTGTGCCAAACGCCTCACCTATGGCAAGCACAGAATTTTCTAGAGCTTTTGCCTGTGTTTGGGCCAGTGTAAGTTGAGTCGTTAGTTGAGCAATTTCTGTGGCGCGTTGTGGAGACTTACCTGCAGCAAGTTGGTTTTCATAGGCGGCAGCTGCCTCTCCTATAAAACCTGCTTTAAGGCCTGCTCCAGTGGCATTTATGCGGCGTTGTATATTTACAAGTTCTTCGGCATCTTTGCGCTCATTAGCTAGTCGCAACAGATCACGATACTGGTTTAAATCTTCTTCGGTTAAGTGTTTTTGCTCTCGTTTAAGGTCAGCAACTTTTTGTTCTATAATAGCCTGCTCTTCTGTACCGTTTATACGTGCATCGGTTAGTTGAATTTCATATTGAACGCCTCGGATTGTTGCAGCAAATGCTTCTGCACGTTGCTTCTTAATTTCGCGTATTTTATCCTCCTTTTCTTCGATAGCTATTAAAGCGCGTGCTTCAGCTATCTGGTTAATTTTTAATTTTTCTGATAAGTAGTTTGCTTGCTCCAGTGCTTTGACTTTATCGCGAGTAATATCTGCTATTTGTTTATCGTATTCAGCTTCGGTCGCTAATATGTCTCTACCTTGAAAACGCAGATCTCTTATTTTATTTTCAGCTTTTCCTATCTCTTGTATAGCCTTTAGATCAGCAGCCAACGCTGCTGTCCTATCTTCAGGCGGCTTTCTGCCTCGTTTAGTTCTGGTGGAATACTGCTCATTTAAGCGGGCAACATCAGATAAAAATTTTCGGGTGTCTGCTAATGCTTGATTTTGAGCCGCTTTACGCTCTGCAGCACTCTTTTTAACATCTGCCGCACGCTGCTGTCCGAACATAGCAGGGTCTATAAATTGACCTTGAGCACCTATAGCTGCAGCTGCCGCCAGTATTCGATCTAGTAGGGTTATTTCTTCTGCCTGCTTTATGAGCTTTTGTTCTTGAAGAGCAATTAGCCGTTGTTGTAAGAAAACATTTGCTGCGGCTGCGCCATTGATTTCCAGTTGTTTTAAGGCTTCTTTTGCTTGAGAATCTGTGATCGTATCGCGCAGTTTTACGATGGCCTCCAATGTAGTTTTATTATCGATCGCCGCCGCCAATGCGTTAAATGCTTCCTCGCCTCCAACAGCTCCGAAACTGACGGCAAGCGATTCTCGGATATTAGCTGAGCCAAACTCAGAAAAAGTCGCTACAAGTTGTAATGCTTCATCTTTAGCTATACCAAGTCTAGAAGCAAGCTGTGATATATCAGATGCCGTTGTGCGAGATGTTTCTCCTGTAGCAGATAAGTTATTATTTAACGAGTTCAATTCTTTATTTAAAGTTTGAGATTGAGTTACTGCATCACCGATTGCAGTGCCAGCAATAGATAATGCAAAACCAAAGCCTCCGCCAAGAAGACCGCCGGCTAAACCGCCAACAGCACCGCCTGCTGCAGCTGCAGGACCTTGACCGAAAAGAAGTGGAAAACCGCCGCCAATAATTGCGCTGCTGATTGCGCCCCCTGCACGACCGCGTATATTCCTTCCTTTACGTGCTTCTGCAGCTGCAATTTCTTTCTGTAAACGTAATTCTTCAGTTAAACTTTTTAGCCTGCTATCAAGAACAATTTTATACTTTTCAGCTAGCTTAAATTTATTAGTTCCTGCATTTACAGCAAATTTTTCTAGCGTTGCTTCTGCTTTTACGGTATCTAGACCGGCAAGTTTTAGTTTTTCTATTTGTGCTACATAGTCTCTTATTTGTTGGCTACTTTTAACTCTGCCAAGCTCCAAGCGTGTAACTTCTCTAGAGTATTCAACAATGCGACCTAATTCTGTTGCTACTGCTTGGACTCCTTGAACACTACTTTTACCTTTGAAAAATTGGAAGGCTTGTTCTAATTCTTGAAGTCGACCCTTAAACTGAGTCTGTTCTGGTGCAGCTGTTCTGGATACTTCGTTGAGACGTCTTTTGTACAAATCAACGGCACTATTAAGACGTATTTGATTTAATAGTTGGCTTTCAAGTTTTCTATTGACTAAATCTTGTTGTTGACCCGTTTGTTTCAAACTTGCTACTTGTTCATTACGTGCAGCACGAAGTTTGGCTACGGCACCACCCATCAAAGGGTCTTCAAATATGCCTCCAATATCTAAGCGAGCTAATTCTTTTATTTGTTTGTTTAATGCTGTTACTTGACTTTGTAGTTTGTCAAGTCTTTGCTGACCTTCAACGATCAGCTGAATAGTTGCTGAGTAGTTGGCGGCCACAAGTCATAGTCTCGCTGTTAATGCAGTCTACGGTGTAAAAAAGCCGCCGGGTTAGCGGCGGCGTCGGGCTTTGTCGATTTCCTTCTGTTGGTCCTCGTTGAGGATCTGGAAGTAGGCGCTCCAGCCGATCAACTCCTCGGCGGTCATGGTGGTGCGGACTTCGCTCAAGCTCAGGCCCAGTTCTTTGGCCACGCCGAACTGGAGTAGTAGCCAGTTGTCCTTGCGAAGTTCGGCACTCAGTTCTTTGGGTCAATGGGCTCGGCGTCGTCGGTCAGGATCGCCAGCATCAGGGTTTGCAGGTCCTTGTCCTTGACTTCGTTTTTGAGGATGTCAATTTCGCCGGCGCTGAACAGGCGGCTGCCGGCGTCGTCTAGTGCTTTGGCGATCAGCAGCTGGAGGGCGAAGGCGTTGGCGTCGTCAGACTTGGCTTGCTTTTGGGCGCGTTCACGCTCGGCCATCGTCAGGGGCGCCACCCACATTTCAAATTTGCTGCCGTCGGACAGTTCAACGGTCTTTTTGACGGGTTCCAGGTTGGCGGCCTTGCGGAGGCGGTCAATGGCGCGGAGCGAACTAGGGGCAGGCATACAGATCCTGATGGTCTGGCGTTAGTGTAGCGGACTAGAAATAAAAAACCCCGGCGGTTAGGCCGGGGTCGTATTACCTACACCAGCAGCCTATCAGGCAGAGGTGCTGAAGTCGAAGGTTGGGGTGGCGGCTGGGCGGAAGTTCACTGTCACGGACTGGGCGTCATCAGGGTTGACGTTCATGCTGGCCGAGGTCAGCGTGGCATCAAAGCTGATTGAGCGGCTCAGGTTTTCGCTTACGCTGCCGCCGCTGTACACCTGATCGATATACAGCTTGAAGGCAGCACCGGTCTGTTGGCGCTGAAGCACGTCTTCAACCATCCGGTTGGACATTGAGGCGTTTTCGTTGGTCATGTAGACCGTGGCAGTGCCGGTGCCATCGCCAAAACCAGCGATGTAACTACGGAATGGCACGTATTGACTTTGGCTTTGGCCGATGGTGGTAACGTCAATTTCAGCGCGGCTGATCTCAAAGGTCCAGTCGCGGACTTGGCCCACAGCAGCAAAAGCGGCATAGGCAACCTGAAATTCGTTTGGTGCGTTGGCCGTACCGTCATCCGTGATGTTCAGTGCGGCGCCACCGGCGGTGGCGGATACCTGCAATGCACCGGTGTTAGCGGTGTAAACAATCACGAAATAGGTTGTGGCGGCTGCGATGCCGGCTGGCAGCGTGCCACTACCAGCTCCTCCGGTCTCGGTGTTGATGATGCTGAATTGCACCGGGTCACCGACCTTCAAATTAAGGTAGGTTTCAACCGTGATGGTGTCGGTGCCAGTGTTCACGCCAGACTCACCGAAAGTTCCGGTGGTGCCAGCGGGCTTGTAGTAAAGAGCGCCGGACGTACCGGACAGAACGGTGGTGGCCATTGGCGTACCAAGAGAGTTGTTACGGGGCGGGCACTGCCCGGCTTATTACAGGTTAGCGCCCGGAACAGTGTTTACCTACGGCAGCACAGTAGCTACATAGGATGTGTCAATGCGCCCCACAAAAT